AACAGAGCAGCAACAGATACAGCAGCAGAAAGCCCGTCCCTGACCAGCCCTATACCCTGCTCGAAAGCCTTCATGTTGAGCTCATCATCAGCCATATTCTTGATTTCAGCCTTCAAATCACCTAAGGTATCGGTGAGTTCAGCGGATTTCTGCTTTGCCTCGTCCAGCTGGCGAGCCATTTCCTGGCCGAACTCGCTGTTTCGCTGCTCCTATGTGAGCTTTGAGTAAGCAATAGAAAGGTTCTGGACGTCCTGTATAGAACGTCTCAGAATCTGTTTATAGTTGCCAGAGCGGGCTATCAAGGTGTTGAGCGCCTGATCCTGAGTCTTTACCTCGTCAGTCGCATTCTTTACTTCACGGGCGAATTCTTGAAAGAGCTCGTTGTCCTCTCCGATTGCCTTCTTCAGGTTGCCCTCCTTGACGCCGAATTCGACTAAAAGTTTCGCGATAGACATATATCTTATTTTATAATAATTTAGCTAGTTCGTTCATCCTCTTCGCCTGCTCCTTGAATGCCTCTTCCTCCATTCTGAGGTCCTCTTCAGAGTCATGGTCCCATGGTAGCGGGAACATCTTTCTGGCGTTGAGTTTTTTCTTTGAATAAGGCGCTGCCATGTACATCGCCAAGACCCTTGTCGTGTCCCATAACGGGCGGTCAGAGAATTCGAGCTGCTCCGCTGTTATATCGAGTTCCAGGGGAGTCATCTTATGAAGATAGTACTCGACGCTGACCAGCTTGTAGCTGATGCAGAGCGTGCGGAACATGTATGTGTAATAGGGGCGAGTTATTTCTTCTTCGCCCCCTTCGACTTTTTTGACTTATCAGCCGGCTCCTCCTTAGCCTTACGCATTTCCGACATTGCGACTGCGTGAGTCGTATAGCTTTCTATGAAGTCATAGAGCGAGCCTTCGTTTCCGTCCTGGTCGAGCCAGTCGATGAACTCGCTGAACGTCAGCCATCCGTCATCAGATGACGATGAAATAACCGAACAGAAGAACATGGTTATCCAGTCCTTCGTAGAGGTCCCGTTGAAAGTGTGATTCTCGGCTGTCTCGAAGATTATCTCAGCCTTGAAAGTGTGCCTTATCTGCACTTCTTTTCCCTTAATTGTAACTTCCATAAAATGTAAAGAATTAAGAACGTTTTCTTTCCAATATTTATTTGCAAAAGAAAGTGCCCGGCTGAACTAGCAACCGGACACCCTGACATATAGAAGTTTTAAAAAAAGAGAGAAGCAATCAAGCTGCTGTATAAGGCTTGACTGGATCGGGTGCAGCGTCCAGAAGACCAGATAACCCTTGGAGGTCAATGTCTATCGTGGCCACCTCTCCGGCAGAGCTTGAAATGCTCGCTGAAGACACGATTGCATTGCCATATTTCTTGAAAGCAGTGCCGATTGTATAGGCGTCTGTGGAACCCATGCCGGTCACAGGCTTCAGACCTGTAGCAGCTACAGATTCGTCTTCAGCGACCTTACAGAAACACCATGTAATAGGCTTTGCGTCACCTGCCATCTTGAGTGCGATGTTTGCATTTTCTACGGTCACATAAGCGGACTGACTCATTGTCCAGGAAGTACCAGACACCTCCTGGTCGGGCCAGTTGCCATGTTGCTTTGACGAAATTTCCGTAAAGTTATTTGTCAGGGTCAGACCGTTGCTCTGGATATAGCCGAAGTAGGCCCAGGTGTCGTTGCCAGTTGCGTAGAACATGTGCAACAGATTCGCTTTTGTATACGTTGGATTTGCCATAATTTAATTAAATTATTTTAATGTTTCGATTTGAAATTTTATCACAAGCGTCTGGAGGTACATATCCTCGACGTTGTCTTCCGAAATATCCACGAAAGTGATATCCGGAATGTATATGTCATCATCGCGGTACTGCTGCCACTCGAGCGTCTTTCTGACTGCGGCTGCAATATCTATCGACTGCTCGTAGTCATCAGAAACGACTGCGATAGCGACCTCGACTTCATCGATCACGACGCCCTACTTCGAATAGTCAGGGTGAATCGGGCCATGCGTATATGTGATAAATGGCTGCTGTGTCGGCGAGATGATCAGGGGCTGTATATTGCTAGCCGGAACAATATCGGTTATCTCCGTACTGCCGGTCAGCCAGCGCCTTATATATTTGTTGATGTGTATGCCGTTCATCCGTTAACCTGACTTAATGCTTTTGTTAATTTTTCTATGATGATTTGCTGAGGATCGACTTCCCTTGTCGCCTGCTCGAAGAAGTGATAACCGGGGATTCTACCGCGCCATGTTGAAGTGCCTTCCTTTCCTCGCTCTCCGCCCTGCTCATAGAAGCGCAAGCGGTAAGTTCCGGACCCCTTCTGCCGACTACCTAAGATGTGCACTGAACGTATATCAGCGTTTTCACCTTCTTCACGCCATCGACCTATGCGGACAGCCTGTAAAAGGGTGTCATTGAACTTCGGATTTTTCCGGGTCGATGCCGGCAAAGCCCTCTTCACTTTGTCCTTGATGCTATCTTTAAGAGCGCCGGCGCCGATGTTAACAGCCTTCTGTATTATCTTAGTGAAAACCGAAAATGGCAAAGCCTTGAAGACGTCGAAAGCGGAAATCGGAGTTTTTTCGTTGATGACGTACTCCTTTTTCGCTGCGTTCAGATTCAATCCGAACTTCGACAGGTCTATATCGGGTGTCTTGCTCATTTGTTAATCTTCTCGATAGTTACGAAAATACAGTTTTTCTCAGTGCACGGCTCCTTGTCGATAGACATCACCCTGTACTCGACTTCGTCGATGACGACGTGGTCTTCATCCTGGATATTGATGTACGAGCGAAGTGTGATTCTTGCAGACTGGGAGAAGAAAATCTCCTTGTTCTGCGCTTCACGACTGCCCCCTAACCACTCGAAGAAGCACTTAGTCGAGCAGATATACTACCATTCCTCTTTCGTACGGTACTCAGTCTCGACCTGGACTTTGCGAAGAATCTTTACAGGTGTGCGATAGTTTCCGGCTTTCATTTGCAGCAACAGTTATTTTCTTTTGAGCCGCCGTAGTCCACATAGGTCTGGAGCAGGAACTCAAGCGTGTGAGGCACCTTTACGGGCGTCCCGTATGCGACGCTTTCCCTGTTCTGATACCATGTAGCGACAAGCAGCTTTGCAGCGTGTTCCATGTCTGCCGGCAACTGTCCGTCCTCAAGATAATCATCAAGCGGGTGATCGATATATCGCTCTATCGCAGCGCAAGCAGCCTCCCAAAGATTGAGCAGATAAGTGTCCTCATCCGTATAATCCTTGTCGATGTTCAAATGGACCTTCAGGTCGTCTATGTCGATATAAGCTGTCATTATTTTTTCACGATGCGATTTAGATTAAAGGGCGGCTCTTTCTGCCGCCCTTTATAGAAGCGATGATCAACCGGGGTTATTGGTTGGAGCAACGGTTGTACCGTAAGCAACCAGCTCTGGACGAGCGACCTTGCAATCCCAGAAACTATTAAGTGTCAAGATAATTACATTATCGCGAGCACCTGTATAAGGATCGACAACGAGGTCGATGCCGGCCCATTGTGCCAGTCTCACGGAGCTCCAGTCGAGCAAGCCGAAGTAGTTCTTTGCAACGTTGGTCGTAGTGCTGAAAGGTACACCGTCGATTTCGTTACCCTCCATAACCATACGCTGAGTGCGACCGCCGCCGAAAGTCATCTGGCGGAATTCAGCCTTAGCAGCAGGAGAGAATACGTACTCGAGAGCGCCATTGTAGTTCTTCTCTTCGATAGAAGCCTCGAGTTCACAAATGCCCTTGAAGTTCTGTACGAGCGTAGCGGTCTTGCCTGCGAAGATACCGGCGGGAATATTGCCAGAAGCAGCGTCTGCACTCAGGAAAGTCTTCTCCAGCTTGTTGTAAAGGTTATTCAAGAGGTCCTCGCGGATTGCATTCTCAACTCCCAAGCTGTCTTGGGCAAGCATCTGCTTGCTGATCTTTGTAGACACGCTGAGCCTGTGCGGAGTCAGCTTAAGGCTGTCTGTGCCGTTGGTTATCTCCTTATTTGTTGAGATTTCTGATTCCCAACGTGCCTCTTCACCAGCCTCCAGGATGGGCAGAACTAAATCTCCATGGAGATCAGAGTAAATTCTGGCCTTAGAGAGTACTCTATTGGCGTACAAAGGTGTCAGAAGGCTATCAAACTCGCTCTCCACAACGTCATCATGTGCGGTAGTAACAGTGAAAGTACGCTTCTCGAAAGGAATCTGCAAGTTACCGGTGTAGCCGAGACCTGCATCGCGGAAAGACTTTTTACCAGCTTCAAGAACAGCGGCTGTGTAATCATCCGGGCGCTCGTTGTTCACGATGCTGCGGATTGCTTTAATAAATGAAAAGTTTTGCATAATATTACGCTTTTTGTTTTCGTTTTCGTTTTCGTCAAGATTTTTCTCTTCTTCTTCCGTATTTATCGGAGTTTCATCAGGCTGATTTTCAGGCTCCTCAGCGGGTTTCTCATCCGGCT